GTGAAGTGCCTGACCAAGTAGATTTGGCATCATTTAAAGTAATTTCTGACATGGCTTGCTGGAATCTATTGTCCCATAAAGCTGATGCTTCAGCATCTTTTATGAAGCTATTAATCTCAACTAAAATGCCAAAAACATAAGCATCTGGATTAGACTCAGATAACCAGTTAGTTGTTATGCCGGTTGATAATGGCGGCAATGTTTGAAAGTAATCTATCTCTAGTGAGTGCGTACTATCATAAAATGGTTGTACATGGATATTACCTGAAATAACGGTATAACATGGGAACTGTGTTTCGCCATTATTAACCAAATTAGCCATCTGTTCTGGATTAACCTGTAACAATGTAACCCTACTTGCTGAGTTAGTTTCATCTATTACCTTAATGGAACGCATAACAGAATAGTTAGTAGGCAATGGATAATATTCAGTTGTAGAAGCCATAGGAGTCTTAGCTCTGCATGACATATCTAATGTCATCAGAGTTCTATTTATTCTTGCTTCAGCAACTTTTATAAATAAGTCTATGCGAGATGTCACCTCTGTATCCTGCCTATCTGCATAGCCTAACGCCAAGTCTATAATTTCTGAATAGTTCATTTCAATTCCAAGTTATTGGTGCTGTTGTTTCTGTTGTCCATACATTAGGAGTGGAGGTTTCTATTAACCATGTATCTAAACTGGTGTCAGTCTCTAATTCCCATATACCTTTATAGTATTGAATGTAACTGTCATATCCTGTTAATGCGTAACTGCCATTTAAACAAGGTAAAACATAATTAGTCCCTATGCTTAAAGTTGCTGCATTTCCTGTAACTGCATAAGAACCAACAGCACATGTTAATGTGTAATTAACTTTAACTGTATAAGTAAAAGTTGCATTTTTACCTGTTACTGTATAATTACCTAAAGTCCCTATAAGTTTCTTTGCTAAACTAAAAGTTGCAGCTTTACCTGTTACTGCATAACTTCCTACATTAGCAGTTAATACATGTGAAAAGTTAAATGTAGCAGCGTTACCTGTGACTGAATAGCTGCCAACTGAAGCAACAAGTTTCTTTGCTAAACTAAAAGTTGCAACTTTTCCTGTTACTGCATAACTTCCAGTGGAACAAGTTAATGAATAATTAACATTTCCATGAAAATATGTAAACGTAGCATTTTGACCAGTAACGGCATAAGAACCAACAGAAGCAGTAAGTTTTTTTGCTAAACTAAATGTGGCAACGTTACCTGTGACACTATAATTACCAACTGCACACGTTAATGAGTAATTAATACCACTAGATGATGTTGCTGGTATATCAGCAAACGGTACTTCAGCAAAAGATGAAAACCCAAACATCAGGGTTTATACTGCTATTGAGCCAAGCATATCTGGTTGCGCCATCACCCATTGATAGCACTTAGCTAAGAATACAGTTGCTTCTTGTGCCTCTATTTCACCAATCGGTGCTAAGTATCGCTTGAAGTCTATATCTTTTGTATCGTCATTAGGTACAGTTGCGTAACCAATGACATCTATCATCACCCCAAATATACTATTACGTTGTCTTGATACAGTTGCGCTCACTATTCTAAAATAAGCCCCAGTAAAGGGAATGCCAAAATTTGATGTTTCTAAATCTAATTGAATTGCCATTACTATTCCTATGCGTAGTTGTTAAGTTCTGTCATTTCTAATTGACATAAAACTCTAATGTTTGTTGATGCTGCTCCCGTAAATGTCACATTAATTGCACCGTATGTAGTATCAGCAGACACTGCTATTGTCCACGCTGGAACATTAGATATTGTAGTTACAGTTGACGTTACCATTGTTGTTGATGCAGCCGTACCTTCTCGTCTTATCAGCCCCTCAATAGTCCAAGCTGCGGAAGCTGTTCCTCCAGCTGCTTGTTGTCTGGCAACTATTGTGCCTTTGAAATATACAGCTGAATTGTTATATAGGGTAGGTAATACTGCTACTTGTAATGCACCATTAGATGTTTGTAGTTGCACTGGAGTAGCGCCTGTCGTTACTGCGTAAAGTGGCATCAATCCTAATTGTGCATATGAAGAACCAGTGCCAACAATAGGTAATCCGCATAGCGCAGTTTTAGAGTTATTTTCTGCAAAAACTTGATTACCTATAGCAATACTTTTTGTCCCTGAAGATACACCCTGACCTAAGATGACCGAACCTGAACCTGTTGCATTAGCACCTTCACTTGATGATCCATTACTTATTGCAACAGAAGATCCAGCAGTAGCATTTGCACGATAACCAATTGCTATGCTATTTGTACCTTTAGCACCATACGAAGCCGTATTATTGGAGGTTGCAACGGAAAACCCATCAGCACCATTTGCATATGAAGCACCTAAAGCTACTGCACCAGTTCCTGATGATGCAGTTACTGCACCAGTTGTAAAAGCATTTCCACCCAATGCAACACTATAGCTACCACCAGCGGTAGCACTAGCTCCAATCGCTATAGCGTAATCGTTAGATGCAGCACTCCCGTAGTTCCACGCAAAAGACCCAATACCTGAAGCAGTAGCATTACGACCAAGTGCTAGAGCATTATTACCACTAGCTATTGGTCGCACGTCTGAACTTGATATGCTATCTGCATACCCTCGCATAGTTTTCTTTGCGCCAGTTTGCCAATTTACACCATCAGATATAATTTGAGTACCTTCACCTTGTCGCAGTATTCGAGTAGATAGCCCATCAATAGTTTCTGTTGCATTAGGGTCTATAGTAATAGCTGTTGTTGATACTGTTGCTGTATTCCATATCCAACAATTAAAACCAGCACCTAAAGTTGCAGCTGCGGTTAATGATATTGAATAACTAGAAGCACCTGAACAATTTATAATAGTATTAGCATCTCCAGAAACTACTGTATAAGCAGCAGTCTTGTTGCTAATAGTTAAAGTTGAACTACCGCCAGCAGGAGTAGCCCACGTTGCATCACCACGCCAAAATGTAGATGATGACGCTGCTGTACCACTATTAAGATTAGTAACAGGAATATTACCTAGCCCTTGTGCATTACCGGAGGCATCTCTAATAACCACTTTTTCAGCAGGATAAGTACATATAACCGTAGCCCCTGCTGCAACTGTGATCTTGGTTGTGCCGCCAGCCGTTGAGTAAAGTACTGTGTCACGGCTTAACGTAGTTCCAGAGGATGTGTAAGTACCAAGTCCCACTTCTGAATCATTACCGCTTTTGATATTGTAGTATGTGGTGTTGGCATTACCAATAGCCGCAAAGGTTTGAAAGCCAGTAACAGGACCCGTAAGGGTTAATGTTCCTGTACCAGTTGTGCTGGTTGTTTCTTGAACTAAGTCCGCAAATACAAGTGCCATATTAAGTTACCGAAAATACGCCATTAGTTGCGTCTAAATTGACGGTAAACGTATCTCCATTTGTACCATTCATTGCAACTGATGAACCATAATCCCAATAGCCAAAAGGTACGCCAGTTGTTGAATTGTAAAGAATTGCGTAACGGAACGTAAACCCTGCTCCTGATGCAGTCCATGTCGCTGGATTTGCAAGTACTAATTTATAAGTTCCTGCTGTTTGTGATGATGAAGTAGTTGTGCAAGTATTACCGCCAGCTGTATAGCCTCCTGCTGTTGCAAGATCAGTTGTTCCTGCTGTAAAAGTAGTATCTGCAATATTAACTGTTAATGCTAAGGCTACTTTCCAAGTATCTGTGCCAGCATTACCAGCCTCGACTAATGGCTCAACTGCTGCCGTATATTTTACATATGATGCCATTGTTATTTTCCTAATTTATCGGTAAAAAACATACCCTGTGATCCAGCTAATGCCATAACTAATGATGTTATAGCTTGTGATTGTTCTGGTGGCATATTATATATACCAAATGCTCCTAGACACCATATTAACCCCCTAATGGTACTACCTTCACGCAATAATTCTTTTATATACTCTTTCATAGTTCATCTGTTATTTTATTAATAAGTCAGCTTCTAACTGTCGTCTTTTAACTAAGCCATTAAGAATAGTTCCGTTACTCTTATTCCATTTTTTGATCTCTGTTGATGCAGAAACCCAGTTACCTTTATCAACCCTTAGTTTTAATGTTGATTTATTGTAATTCGTTATGCCTAAATTATAAACAAAATCCGCTATTGCAGCTTGTTTTTCCATGTTAGCAGTTGCTAGTATTGGTGATGCCTTAATCGCCTCATTAAAAGCCTGTAATGCGGTTTTAATTATATCTTCATCAGCTTGTTGTTGCGTCCATACCATTCCTTCTTTAACACCTTTGGTTTGTCCATAGCCAATAGTCCAAATACCTGCTGGACATTTATATGCTTTTAATTTGCAACCTTCACTATCTTTAATGAGTTTTATTAATATCTCTAATGCACTCATTAACCTTTACCAAATACATAAGCTATAACAGCAAAGATAGCACCGACAGCAAATACAACACCACCAAAAAAACCTTTATTGTTTGCAGAGTCTTTTTTAAGTTCATCTAGCACCATAAATATTCTATCTGATCTTCTGCGTGAATCTTCCAGCTCTTTGTATAGTTCTTGGGTAAGTCCTTCAATCTTTTGTTCTACTTTTGCCACTCTACAATTAAGGTCTGTCACGATTCCTTACCTTTTTTATGAAGTTAAAGTTATATTAATGACGGTACCAACTGCTACTTTTGTGTAAGCAGCTACACTTTGAGCTGTAACCAGACCAGTTGTTAATGTTACCGTTCCTAATTTTAAACTTGCTGATAATAAAGCATTGGTTGCTTGTGCAAGTGTCATTCCTATTAATAATGGAGTTACTACTAATGGTTTAGCTCCTGTTTTTAAAGATAACCGACCACCGTCTGGGTTTTTCTTACCAACAAATACACTACTAGGTAACTCTAAGAACTTTTCCATTAGTGACTACCTTGAACTAGGCACATCTTCCCTTCTGTTGACTTTAAAAATCTGTTCATCTCTTGACCTGCAATTTGGCTGTCTGGACTGTTAAGATCGTATCCATCTCTTAATGCTTTCTCAAACATAATGAATGGTATAGATGCTACCATACGCCCAAAAGATTCGCCACTTTGTTTACCTAAATCATGTAAAGCACCTTGATTCTTTCTTAACTCAGCATTGCGCTCAAGGATAATCTTTTCAGTAGGCTGTGTTGTAACATGAGTAACTGTATTGCTTTGAGCATCGTAGTGCATGTCACTTTTAATTACACTATCCATTGCTTACACCTTTTGAACGTAATCTGATAATGCTTCTGCTTCAGCTAAAGATACTTCGCCTTCAGCGTTTGGTGCAATAACACCACTTTCAAAACTAATTGGATCAGTCCAGATGTTTTTAACTTTGACTGTTTTTGGTTTTACTTCTTTTACCACTTCTTTTGTTGTAGCCATGTTTATTCCTCAGATAAAAGAAAGCCCACCTGTTACAGTGGGCTATCAATATTAAGCAGTTACAGCAGATGCAATGGTAATATCACCAATGATTGCGTGTGACTTCTCAGTGTTGCATATCAATGTCCAATCAACAGACATTTGACGGTTTTCTGCAAGACCAGTTTTAGCTAATTCTTCAGTTCTATAGCCTTTTAAGTAAGACATAGCCAAGTATGAAGGATCAAGGATAAACACGTCAGCAGATACGCCAGAAGAAGCATAAACACCAGTTGTAGAACCAGCAGTACCAGTGTAAGGAATTTGTAAACGGTTTGGAACTAATTTCAAAGTACCAAAGTCAGTTACAAATACGTTTACAGCACCCATAGCAGTTGCAGCAGAAGCAGATTTACCTTGATCTGACATCAATGTTGCTACACGAGCAGATGAAGTAAATAAATACTCGCTGAATCTACGAATAACGCCAGGAACTGACATCATGATAGTTGGATCACCGCCTTGTGAATACACAGATTGAACTGCATCACGCACAAGAGTTTCAGTCAACGCTCTAGCAGTACCATAAGTACGTTTTAGAGTTACGCCTGAAGATTGGAAACCACCGATTGCGCCAGTTGCACCAGCTGAGAAGTTAGTAGTCAACCAAGATGGCAAGCCACCAGCATTGCCAGCAGCAGAGCCAGTATCAGCAAAAGATGCTTGGTTAGTCAAAGCAATAGCTTCAACGTCACGACGCAACTCTTGTTGTCTACGCATCATTTGGTAGCTCAATTCTTTAGTACGACCAATCACATCAGAAGAATCTGCTCTGAAAGATGTACGAACAACTTTAGTAGAGATCTGGTGATGGTTGCCAACTCTTAAGCCAGTAACAGTGTTGTTACCTGAAGCATCTGAGCCGTCAATAACAGCATTGGTTAAGTTTGGTGCAGCAAGTGCATCAGTAGTCCACTCTTTGTATGGATTGCCTGAAGTTTCAGTGCCAATCGCATCAGTAAATGGTAATGGGATTTTAGAAATATCCCAAATTTGGTTCATTACATCTTCACGGATTAAACCGCCACGAACAACAC